ATATTCAACTGGAACAGTAACTTCAGAGGGCAACGCAATTGGCGAATCTGACCCAACATTCAACGAGTTCGTAACTCTTGGTGCATACAAGTACTCATTCTTGACCCAAGTTTCACGCGAATTAATTGAAGATGCTGGCGTGGATATTCTTGGATTCTTGGCAGAACAAACTGGAAACGCAATGGGCTATGCAATTAACAATGCCTTGACCGTTGGTACAGGAACAGTTCAACCAAACGGAATCGTAAACAGAGCAGGTTCTGCATTAACAGGAACTTCTCTAAACCCAACAGCAGACAACTTAATCGACCTTGTTTATTCAGTTGATACTGCAGGAAGACGTTTACCAGGAACAGGTTTCCAAATGAACGCAACTTCTATTGCAAACGTGCGTAAGTTGAAAGATAACGCTGGACAATACTTGTTCACACCATCTCTTTCAGCAGACACACGCGACTTGCTACTTGGTTATCCAATATTTGAAAACCCAGCAATGGCGACAGCAGCTTCAGCAGTTAGACCAGTTATATTTGGTCACTTGCCAAGCTACTATGTTCGTCAAGTTGGTGGCTTGAGATTAGACCGTTCAGATGACTTCGCGTTTTCTAACGACCTAGTAACTTTCAGAGCTACTTTCAGAGTTGATGGTAACTTGATTCAAACAAGTCACGTCAAATACTTCAAATCTTCAAACTCCTAAACCGAGTCTGATTTGAAAAAAGTTCTAGGACACGAAGCGCAGGTCGTGTCCTAGACATAATTCGTCTCCCATCTGTAATAAGGTGGGAGACACCTGCGTATATATGGAGTCCTGTGTGAATCGTGAAGAACGAAGAGCTTTCGCAAAAAATAAAAAAGTTGATAAATCAAAACCAGCAAGAATCCTTTGGGTTTCAAATGCACCTTGGGCAAGTACTGGTTATGGAACACAAACAGCACAAGCAACTACAAGATTAAAAAAGCATGGTCACGAAGTTGCCATTGCAGCCAATTATGGTTTAGAAGCAAATTCAACAAGTTGGAACAGTCCCAATGGTGACATAAAAATTTATCCTAGAGGTCACGAAACATATTCAAACGATATTGTTCCAGCGCACATGTACGACTGGTCACAAAACGACCCTGAAGCACAAAATCTGCTAATAACTTTATTTGATGTTTGGGTTTTTCGTGGAGATAAGTGGGCTGATTGGAATGTTGCATCTTGGACACCTATTGACCACATGCCAGCACCACCTGATGTTATGAAATGGTCAAAACAAAAATTTGTTACACCTATTGCCATGAGTCAATATGGGCAAAAGATTTTTCAAAACTCTGATGTTGATTGTTTGTATGTTCCTCATGCTATTGAGCCTGTTTTCAAACCAACAAGTCAAGTAACTTTTAATGGTGAAACTTTAACTTCAAGACAATTGATGGGTGTTGCTGAAGATAAATTTGTTGTTGGGATGAACGCAGCAAATAAAGGTGTTATGCCTAACAGAAAAGCATTTGGCGAAAACATTTTGGCGTTTTCAATGTTTGCACAAAAACACAGAGACGTTGTTTTGTATTTGCATACTGAGGCAAGTGCTTCACTTGGTGGAATTAATTTGCGTGATTTAATTTTGTCTTGTGGTATTCCTCAAGACCAAGTTATCTTTGCTGACCCATATCTTTTGAGAAGTGGCATGCCTCAAGAAATGTTAGCCAGCATCTATACAGGTATGGATGTTTTGCTTGCAACCAGTTATGGTGAGGGCTTTGGTATACCTACCGTAGAGAGTCTTGCGTGTTCTACACCTGTGATTGTTTCTAACTTTGCAGCTTCAGCAGAACTTTGTGGTGACGGTTGGTTAATTGGTGGGCAACCACTTTGGAACGCACCTCAAAAAGCGTGGTTTCATTTGCCATCTGTTCCTGAAATTGTTGATGCACTTGAACAGGCGTATAACAGAGGTCGTGTTAAGAGCCAGAAAGCCATTGACTTTGCTAAACAATATGATGCTGATACTGTTTATGAGACCCATTGGAAACCTGCGTTAGTAAAACTCCTTGCCTGATGCCTGTTAAAAGCAAAATAAAGGCAAAATTAGGGCTTGTAAGGGGATAGGGAGACTCGTTTGATACCTGCGCTAATAGTTCCTGTGCTAACTAGGCATGATTTGTTAGACAGAATGATTAAATCAATCAACCACCCTGTAAAAGATTTAGTAATTATTGACAACGGTGCAAAAAATCATGATTGGACACCGACTTGGAACAATTGGGTTCACAAAACCCATCACATTAAACTTCCTAGCAATTTTGGTGTCGCTGGTTCTTGGAATCTGGGAATTAAATCTTTACCTTTTTCAGATTATTGGCTTGTTGCAAATTTTGATGTTGAATTTGGTGGTGAATCATTAAAACTTTTTTCTGAAAAGTCTTCACCAGACAAACTTCTTCTATCGGGGGGTGCGCCTGGGTGGTGTGTGTTCTCTGTTGGTTGGAAAGTTATTGAATCAGTTGGTTTATTTGATGAGGCTTTGCATCCTGCATATTTTGAGGATAATGATTTTGAAAGAAGATGTTTACAGAAAGGTTTTGAAGTTGAACATTCGTTCATTCCTGTTGCTCACGATAATTCTTCTACTCTTAAAGCAGGGTTTCAAGAAATCAATAACAGGACTTTTGCAGATAATGCTGAATATTACCAACAAAAAATAAAAGACCAAGATTTCTCTGAGGGCAAATGGTCAGTTAAAAGAAGAAGAAGAAATGCTTGGGATTATGAAAGCTGATGTAACAATTTGTACAGCAACCATTCCTGTTAGACAAGAACTCTTAAAAAGATGTGTTCAAAGTGTTATGAATCAAACTTTGCAGCCTGAGAAACATTTAATTAAACTTGATGAAAAACGTGAGGGTCATGCAGCAATGCTTGATGCCATGATTGCAGAAGCAACAACAAAATATGTTGCCATTCTTGATGATGATGATGAACTTTTACCTAAACACATTGAAGTTATCTATAACTGCATTGAAGAAACAGATGCTGACCTTGTTTACCCTTGGTTCAAATACTCAAACCTGCCTGATGGTGGTCATTTAGAAATGTTTGCTTACAAACCTTGGTCTAATGGAAACGTTCATCAAGTACCTATTACCTGGATTGCTAAACGACAAGCTATTTTAGAAGTTGGTGGTTTTAGTAAAGACTTTGATGTTGATAGTTACAAAACCGATAATCAGGGAAACCGTATTGGTCATGATTTTGTTATGATTCAAAAACTTGTCGCAGCAGATAAGAAAATTGTTCATCATCCTGAATTGACTTGGATTTACCATGTTGGTCATGGCTCAACTTTAGGGATGCCTGTCAAATGGTAGATGTAACAATAATTACAGCAGTTTACGGTGATGATTATGACCACTTTATTCATGGTTGGATTGAAGCTGTAAACAATTTGACTTTGAAACCTAAAAGAATAATTATGGGTTCAGATAAAGTGCATCAAATAGCAATTCAAAATGGTATTGACACAGTTCTTGATGCTGAACCTACAACTAGATGGCGTTCACCTTTTTTTTGGAATAAGTGCGCTGCTGAAGCGAAAACAAAATGGGTTTGGGTTTTAGATATTGATGACAGATTCAAACCTGATGCTTTAGAGGGTTTAGAAGAACAAGACTGTGATATTTGGTTGGTTGGTATGGCTGTTAATGGTAGAGATAAATATTTACCACCACATAAAACTAATGAAGAAATTTTTACTGAACCTCATTGCTTTTTTTGTTGTGGTTCACCAATTCAAAAGTCTTGGTTAGATAAATGCAGTTATCCAGAAGTTGCTTATGCTGATTGGGCTATGTGGAGAAAGTCAGCACGTCTTGGTGCAAAGTTTGGTTGGGCTAATAAAGTGGCTTACGATTACCGACATGATTTTGCAAACTCAATGTCTGGTTGGGCTGATGCAGATTCTAATAACAGAAAAGAAGCTCTTGAATATTAAACAGTTAAGTGACAAATACAATTTGCAAATACCAACAATTCTTGGTGATTCCAAAGTACAAGGTTGGGGTTCTGAAAGCGAGTCTTTACAAAAAGCAATTGATGCTGTTAATCCTGATTCAATTGTTGAGGTGGGGACATGGCTTGGGGCATCTGCTTTGTTCATGGGAAAGATAAGTTCAGCTCACATTTTGTGTGTGGACACATTCTTGGCCTCAAATGAAATTCTTTGGCGTGAGGGTAACGTACAAAATCTTGTACAAGACTTCAATCAGTTGTATAACCAATTCTGTGTCAATATAACTAACGCAAACATGAACGAAAGAATTTCTGCTTTGCCAATGACTTCTTCTTCTGCTGCTGAACTTTTAACAAAAGAAAATGTGATGGTTGATATGGTCTACATTGATGCTGGTCATAGAGACAGAGAAGTTTATGCTGACTTACAAGACTGGTGGCCTTTAACAAAAAAAGTTCTTGTGGGTGATGACTATAATCCTGTTTGGGGTGGAGTCGTCTCTGCTGCAGATAGATTTGCTTCAGAAAACCAATTGAATCTTGAAATATTAGATTCTAAGTTTCTTTTATTCCGATAGACTTACCTCAAGAACTTAGGAGTTATTTTGGCTATAACAAATGGCTACGCCTCACTCAACGAAGTGAAAGCAGCCTTACGAATTACTGATGCTGTTGATGATGCTTTGCTTGAAATGGCAGTTGAATCTGCTTCAAGACTGATAGATGGTTATGCTGCACGTCAATTTTATTCTTATGGAACTGCAACAAGATATTTTGTAGCTCAAGATGATTACGTTGTTGAGGTTGATGATTTAGCAAACGGAACAGTAACAATTACTACAGCTCAAGATGCTGACGGTGTTTTTGATACAACTTGGGGAACAGACGACTACCAACTTGAACCACTTAACGGTGTTCTTGATGGAATACCTTGGCCTTTTACAACCATTAGAGCTGTTGGAGATTACCTTTGGCCTATCTCAGGTGGTGAAGCATTAATTAAAGTTGTAGGTGTTTATGGTTGGCCATCTGTACCAATTGCAATTAAACAGGCTTGTATTATTCAAGCATCAAGAATTTACAAACGTTTAGACAGTCCTCTTGGGGTTGCTGGCTTTGGTGACATGGGCGCAATAAGAGTTTCATCACAACTTGACCCAGATGTTGCACAACTTG